CTAAGGCCCTGGCGTCAATGGTTAGAATAGAATCAGGAGATCACCCTGAACACTCCCGAGCTGAACACATGCCCACGCAAGATCAGGCCGGGAGCGCACCGGCCGCCGTCACCGAAGCGCCTCCCGTGGTCGCTTCTACCGAAGCTGCCCCTGCTGCCGCTGCAGTAGTGCAGGCCGCCGTAAGCCCCGTTGCCTCAACCGCTGCTGCGGATTCCGTGGCCCTTGCCAATGCACAGCGCGAAATTGAAATCCGCCGTTGCGCAGCCGAGGCCAATATCGCTCCTATCGCGGTGCAAGCCATGGTTGACAGCGGCAAGCCGTTTGCTGATGTTGCCCTCGAAATTGTGAAGGCCCACGCCGGCCCGCTTGAAACCGTCGCCAGCAAGGCGGGCCACCCTGCCCGCATCCAGGTCACCCGCGACGCGGGGGATACTGTGATGGCCGGCATTGGGGACATGCTGTATGCCCGAATCAATCCTCTGGCCCAGATCTCTGACGTTGGCCAAGAGTATCGAGGTTATTCCTTGATGGAATGCGTAAGGGCTTATGCCAACTCGCGGGGCATAAGCACTTTGGGCAGGTCTAAAAATGAGCTAGTGGCCATGGCCATGCACAGCACTAGCGATTTTCCATTGCTGTTTTCTAATCTAGCAGGGAAATCTTTAACTCAATTCTACGAAGAAGAGCCTCATACTTGGAAGGGGCTTGCACGCCAACGAAATTTACCAGATTTTAAAAATTCCAGCGATTTGACTATTGCCGCTGATCTTACGCCAGAGCTTACGCCCGAAGGTGGCGAGTACAAGACAGGCACTCTTAAGGAAGCGCAAAGTACTTGGAGGCTGTTTACATATACCAAAAAAATTGTAATTTCTCGGCAAGCAATTATTAATGATGATCTGTCTGCCTTGGAGCGAACTCCTGAATTTTTAGGCCGTGGGTTTCGTCGCTTGGAATCCAATCTTATATGGGCAATGATTACTGGCGATGCCACTGTATCGGCAGATGGCCTTGCATTGTTTAATGCAGCTCACAACAACACCGGCACAGGCGCCATTGGTATTGCCGGTGTTAACGCAGCCCGGAAGGCAATGCGAAAGCAAAAAGATATTAGCAACGTTACGGTTAATTTGACCCCTGAGTTTATGATTGTTCCATCAGATCTGGAAGGAACTGCTTTGCAATTTCTTTATCCTGATGGTTACGCTCCTGCTGCGTTGACTGGAAACTCTGGGCCCAATCCCTATGCAAGGGGGATGAATTTAATAGTTGAGCCACGACTTGACGGTTCCGCAACGCAATGGTATGCAGCCGCTGGCCCAACTAGAACGCCTGGCATGGTGTGGGGTTACCTGGCAGACGAGCCCGGGCCTACCATTACATCAGAGCCCGAAAGGGATCCTGATGGCCTGAAGCTGCTGGCCCGTTCTGATTTTGGTTGCGCCATTGAGGATTTCCGCTTCATTTATCGCAGCTCTGGCGCATGATTTTAACCATTGCGCATTTAGCTTCAGTTTTTAACTTTCCCCAATTCCACTAAAAACAATGCAAGGACCTATTCAAGAAGGAGAAATCCTATCTATTGCCGCTCCTTACGCTGTCGCATCTGGCGGCGGCGCGTTGGTTGGCGCTTTGTTTGGTGTTGCCGTAACCGCTTTAGCCAGTGGGGAGGTTGGCAGCTTCATGCTTGTAGGAGTCCACGAACTCCCTAAGGCCACTGGCGCCACTGCCAGCCTTTACGCCAAGGCGTACTGGAATGACACCAACAAGAACGTGACGGCATCTGCCAGCGGCAACACCCATATCGGTGTGTTTGTGCCAATTGGATCTCAGTCTGCCGCTTACGCTTCTGGCGCTACGTTGGCTCACGTCCGCCTCAGCGGCGCCTTCTGATGAGTTGGGCCCGCCTATCGGCTGATGCAGATCGGGCGGCCCTGGATTTCATGGGCGGCGTCAGCGTAATTGCTGGCGCCGTTTCTGGCCGTGGTTTTTTGGAGGAAAACAAAGAGCTGGTCTTTGATGATGGAGTGGAAATTGTCCCATGGCTGCTGAAGATCAGAACCGCAGAATTTGGCCATCTTGATTACAACCATTCGCTTGTAGTTGATGGCATGGCATTTAAGGCAACAAGGGCGCCCGAGCCACTCCCCGGTAGCGAGCCTAGGGCGCTGAGCTGGAGCATGGTGAGGTTAGCCAGGGTTGACGCTCCAGAGGAGACGGTGGTGATTCTGGATGGCGACCCTGGCGACGATCCAACCACCGAACCCACTGAGCTGCCGGTTCTGATTCTGGATGGGACCGGATCATGACGACATATCAAGTTCAAAAAACTTTAGTTCAAACAAGGCATTCAACAGAAGCCGAAGCAATTCAAAAGAATTTTGTACTGCTAACAAAGGAAACTTGGAACGAAATTGATGCCCAAGGGCGCAAGACCGGTAGGACTAAAACGGGGCTTGGGCAAAGGGTTGGAGATACCATCGTCGGCCCAAGGTTTAACGATCTGCCGTTTGATCCCAGCATCTCCAGTCCGCCCCTTTATGCCACCACAAACACATACACCACCAGCGGCGCAATCGCGCCTACTGACAGGGTGTCGCTGATCAACGCTGCCAGCGCTGCTGCCATGACTCTGGCGGCTGGCCCCAGCGATGGCCACAGCCTACTGGTCAAGCGGGTTGGTGCTGGTGCCGTAACGATCACAGCAAATCTGGACAGCACCATCTCCAGCATTGTGGCCGATTCGACGACAATTAAGGAGTCGGTGGTGCTGTCCTGGTCGTCGGGACTGGGCACCTGGCTCATCCTATGATTAGACTAGGCACATCCAGGAAGCGTCTATGGCTACTCAATTTTCAACACGAGTCCGAAACGGGGCGCTAGATGGCATCGAAGCAGCGATAGGGACGGCGCCGACGTGGACTCTCCGCACGGGAGCCGTTCCCGCCAATCCTGCAGCGGCCAGAACCGGCACGGTTCTGGCCTCGCAGGTGCTGCCGTCCAACTGGATGGCGGATGGATCTGCCGGCACTAAGGAAGCGTCTGGCACATGGCAGGATCTGTCGGCAGATGCCGAAGGCAAGGCAACTTATTACAGCATCGAACAAAGCGGGGTTTGCGACATACAGGGAACTGTCTCTATGTCTTGGGCTCCTTCGGTATCGGTCATTGTTGGGGAGCACCGCACAAGCGGCGGAAATCTTTACCGCTGCACCACAGCAGGTACAACGGCCTCGTCTGGTGGGCCTACTGGTACTGGCGGATCTATCACCGATGGCGCAGCCGTGTGGGCATACGTGCAGGTCGGCAGCGATATGGAACTGAGCAACACCTCGATTGCTGTAGGTCAACAAGTGACCATCACAGCATTCACCTTGACTGCTGGCGGTGCCTGAAGATGACAACGCGAGCACAAAAAATCGCGGCAAAGGTGGCGCAGTTTGCCGGGGCCGCAGAGTCTGAAGTTGCCGCCGCGCTTAATGCGCCAGATAGCAACCTGCCAACAAAACGAAGCGATGTGGCTACTGAAGAAGCTAGGGAAATCCTGCTGGCCACGGGTGAATGGGGGGCAGTAATTCTTGCTGCCGAAAACAGCACAGTCCCCCAACATCTACGTGCTGCGTGCATTGTCCTGCGCGATACGATCACACAAACAGCGACGATCCCTGTCAGCGCACCGACGATATACAGCGCAACGACAGACCTGCTTAATGGATTAGTTGTTGCCGGGATTTTAACGAATGACACCCGCAATGAGCTGATGGGCCTTGCAGACGTACATCAGTCATGGGCTGATATGGAGGGAGTGGGTGAGGTTACGACCCGCGATGTTGGCATTGCCAGGGGGAACATCTGATGGCCGTCGCAAAATGGGCAACACCAGGCACAAGGTCGTCTAACCTTGCCGGTACAACATTCAACTCGCTGGCAAACGGCTCTGCCGGATCGGCGATCAGTTATGACAACAGCACGACGCGCGACCTTTACGCCGCTGTCACGGTCAAGCTGGGGTCGCTTACCCCGGCGACGGGCGGGTCGATCACGCTGCGCGTTTATGCCGGTGACGGGACCGACACGCCAGACCTTAACGGGGGGCCATTTGACAGCTATGTCGCGCCGCTGACGACGACCGCAGGCGCGAAGGTTGCCATTATCCCGATGGTCAGGCTCTATCCTTTCCCGGTCACGTTGCAGATCGTGAACAACGCAGGCGTCTCGACAGCGGCCAGCGGCAACGAACTTTACGTCCGCCCGTTTAACGAGGAAGTGACCTGAGATGCCGCGCGGTGTTTCGCTGCTGGACGAGGCGCTGTTGCAGGGGCGGCTTTGGACACCCAGGCTGATCAGCACCGCATTGTGGCTGGACGCGGCTGACCTGTCCACGATCAGCACTGCCACGGGCGTCAGTGAATGGCGGGACAAGAGCGGCAACGGCAGGAATGTGGCGCAAGGGACTGGCGGGACACAGCCGACTCTTGCGCCAAACGGGCTGAATGGCCGGAACGTGCTGTCATTTTCCGGCTCGCAATACTTGACGTCTTCCGCTGCGGCATCGACGTGGAACTTTCTGCATAACACAAACGGGTCATCTGTCTTCGCTGTTTGGAAGATAGGAAACACCAGCAATCCCAATGCGGTCCTTGGCGCTATGGGGAACAATGCACGTTCATCGGCAAACATTGGTTTCAATTTTGCTTACGACGACCGGACTTCTTTGTCATTCAATGACCGAGCAAGTATCCAAGTAACGAGGGGAGTCGCAGGGCAAACTGCTGTAGCCCAATTCCCAGACAACGCACACCCAGCCAATGTGCCAGTTATTTTTTCGCACATCTCTGACCCCAGCAATGGAACGGCTGCCAATAGATCGTTTCTTCGTATTAACAATACGTTGTTTCAAACTAACACATCCACAAATGCTCCGGTTGCGTCGAATGCTTCGTTTGCTTTGCAGATCGGCGCATGTGGCAACAATGCAGCGCCGCTTATCGGCTACATCGCTGAAATCGTAGTGCTTGCATCTATTGCCAGCAACAAGGTCCGGGAAGAGATTGAGGGCTATCTGGCGTGGAAGTGGGGACTGAGAGACGCCCTGATTGTCGGACACCCCTTTGCCAACCACCCGCGGTTGATCGGAGCCTGACATGGCGCTACGCATCCGTGTACCACGGCTGGCCGTAGCAGCAGGTGGTGGCGGGGTCACCGGCACCGCCAGTGGCACAATCAGTTTCACCGGCACCGCAGCCGGCACGGTCACAATCTCTGGTGCTGCCAGCGGTGTCCTGGGCCTCACGGGCGCGGCAACCGGCGCCGTCACTATCACCGGCGTTGCCAGTGGCGTTCTGGACTTTACCGGCGTTGCCACCGGCACCGTAGCCAATTCCGGCGTTGCCAGCGGCACGCTTCCCCTTGACGGGGCGGCTACGGGCGTCATTGGCAACGCCCCTGCTAGCGCTACCGCATCCGGCACGCTGCCCCTCGGTGGGTCGGCAACGGGTGCGGTATCTGCATTTGGCTCTGCCGCTGGCATCTTGCCCCTTGAGGGGGGCGCCACTGGTGCCGTCAGCGTATCTGCGGTGGGCAGTGGCACGCTGCCCCTGTCTGGCGCCGCTACGGGCGTCGTCGGCACCGTTCCGATCACTGCCACGGCAGCAGGGACACTGCCGCTCGCTGGTACCGCTACGGGCAAGGTCAACGTCGATGGCGCCGCCAGCGGGACGCTGCCGCTCGCTGGTGAGGCGACTGTTTCCGTCCGAGTGTCCGGCGTTGCGGACGGCATCTTGCCGCTCACGGGATCTGCCACAGGAACCGCGTCGATTATTGGCTCAGCTTCTGGCAGCTTGCCCCTGTCCGGTACGGCCACGGCCGTCATTGGCATTGTCCCGATCTCTTCAACGTACCGAGGAGGGTTCAGGAGGTTAGGGACATTTGCGGTCGCGGTGACATACCGAGGCGGGTTCAGGAGGTTGTAATTCCAGCAGGCATGGACAGCCAAGTGGTTAGGCTATAATCGCCATGACTCCGCCTCCCGCCTAACCATGGATCTATGGGATGTTGTCGCCATGACGGCGCTGCACCTGGCGTTGTTTCTGCCTGCCTGGGGCGTTCTGACGGTGGTGCCAGTCGTGCGGCGCTGGATGCGGGGAAGGTTGGATCGTGAGTGAAAATTTTAGTCAAGTTCCACAAGTTCCGCTTAGTGACCTAAAAGGCTTGTTTGACATGCTCAACAGAGCGTGTGGTGAATTGTCCGGTGTTAAAGATCAGCTTCAAGAAGTTACTTCCATACAGGGAGATGTAAAGCTCTTATGCTCAGGACTAACTCGGATGGAGACAGCAATATCAGATATTCAAACAGACCATAAAGCCGCAGTTAAAGACATGAACGCGCATGATAGGGACATCATAAAACTCTCAAGCGCTGTTGAAGCATTAATGAAAGAAGCAGGGCAATTACAAAAATCTGTTGAAAAATTGCAAAGCCAGATGAATGGCATCGTTATCAAGATCGCCGCAGTTGCAGGCGGTGTAAGCGTGGTGATTTGGTTGGTGACGCAAGGCATCGCGGTGTATGACAAGCTGCCCCATGGCTCAGGCAAGGCGGGCCTTATCATGCCCCCGGCAATGGCGAGGGGAATGAGATGAACGCCAGAGACGCCATTACCAGGGCGATTGCATTGTGCCTTCTGTCGTCCCCAGTCATTGGGGTCGGGGGGGCCTTCCACATCTGCCAGCGGCGTTCTGAAGATTGCCTCCAGGCATGGACAGCGGCTGGATCCGGCTCGCTCGCGGCGGCCGGCCTGGGTGCCACCCTGCTGGCAAAGCTGGACGATCCGCAGGCTGAGACCTTGAAGCCCACCGAACCTCAGCAGGACCGCACCCCCAGCCCATGACGCTCTCAATCAGCTGCCGGATCATGGATGCCCTGGCCGACCTCCTGCAGGGCACAGCCCCCGAGGGGGAGAGCGACATTCCGTGGCTGGTCGGCAACCCAACCAATCGCCGTCCGCAGTTGTTTCTGGATGCTTCCCGCGTGGCAGGGCCTGGTGATGGGGTGGTGATCGGGTTGGATCTAGAGGGGGAGGGCCTCGACCAGCCTGGCGATACCTGCCGGGTGATCTCATCGCTGCCTGTGGTTGTTACCATCTCGATGCCACGGCAACCGGGAGACCCCTCTAACTGGGAGCTGCTTGACCCGTTTTACGTGGCAGTCCATGGCAGGGTCATGGGCGGCACTCGAAAGCTCGGCGGGTTGTGCCGAGGGATTCAGTCAAAGGGCCGATCGCACGAATCAAACCTCCAGGCCGCTCTGATGAGATGCGTTTATGATGTCACCTATGCCACTGATCAAACTGACGTGAAGATCAACCGGTTATGAGTTCGAAGCCACCAGCCCAGCCAGCGCCACTCCCGGTACCACCCGAGCCGCCATCATGCGGCGGTGAATGGTACCGAGAGCCCCACGAAACCCAATGGCGGGAAATGCCATTGATCGCACCCCCAGCGCCCACCCTGCCCCCGACTGATGGACAATCTATTCACGATCAAACCTGAAGCCACCAGCGGGACCCTCGAAACCCTGGCCGGTTCGGATGTTGTGCGCTGCTATGACTTCCTGCCTACCATCCAGGAATTCTCGGCGGTTGAGCGCGAAACCCTGGGCGTTCGACCGGGCACCCCTCAGCCGTCAGCGATGACTATGAGAATGATGCGGTTTGCGGTGCCCATGGAATGGGCCGGCAGCGGCACCCCTGGCACAGCGTCGGGCAATGACAAAATCGCCCTGGCTGCTGGAATGGGCAAGGCGGTGGTCGGCGCCACCAGCATCACCCGCACCCCAGCGTGGCCCGCACCTGCTACTACTTACTCGGTTGGGTTCCATTCCGAAGGCGTGCGCTACGCTGGGGCTGGGGCCCGCTGCAACAAGTTGACCATTGAGGCCGAGGCCAATGGTCCACTCCGGGCAACTGCTGAATTCATGGCGCTCTATAGGGACTCGGTGACGGCCGCCAACCCGGCATCCGTGACCTATCCCCCGCAGGTGGATGCAACTATCTTCGACAGCGCCGCCACAACCCCAGGCAGCGCCACCCTGGGGCCTGTTGGAGGCACGGCGGTGCCGCTGTGTTTCACAAGTTTTTCTTGGGTGAAAGAAAACACAATGGAACTAATCGACGACTTTGGCTGTGTTCCATATATTAACTTTACTAAATACGCGATTAACGGATCATGCAGGGTTGCAAGGCCTGCAATCTCTACGTTGGACATTCCGGCACTGCGGAAAAATTCTATCTTGTGCGCGTTGACTCTGCCTATTGGCACCACTGCTGGCAATATAATTACATTCAACCAGCCCAGAATACAACTAACTAGCGTAGAGTTGATTGACGTTAAGGGGCTTCCTTATTATGATATTCAATGGGTAGCCCGGTTTGGCGATCTTGCCAACCAAGAAGGATCTATTGTTGAAACCTGATCGGCCAAGCTGCCAACCCTAACCCCTGATTTTCTCTCATGGCTTTCGATCTGATCGACATTGAAGACGACTACCCCTGCGAAGTAGCGCTTAAGGGCGCTGTGATGAATGATGGAAAAATTGAAGACAAGGTGTTTACCGCTATGTTTAGGCGAATGGAGCAGGAAGAAATTAATAAATTATTAAAAGAAATTGACGATGCTGACGCTGTAGCTAAAGCTATCCAAAGGGGTGATTTATTGCCTGGTGATTCAGTTGCGGCTGTTACAAATATTGAGTTTGCTGGTAGAATCCTTGTGGGATGGATTGATCTTACCCGCAATGGTGAAGTGATGGAATTTAACGAGCAAAATCGAAGGGCTGTTTTGCAAAAGCAAGGCATGGCGCAGGCGATTGTTGGGGCATGGTTTAACATTCACTACAAAATGACCACTAAGGAAAGCGACACTTTGGGAAAGCGGGCAACCTCAAGGCCATCGCGAGGGAATGGCATCGGCAAATGACCCAGGTGCCGGCCAAAACACGGGAGCAGGAGGACGCCGGGCAGCGCCGGGCAGCTGAAAGCCTGGGCATTGTCTATGTGCCCATGGCCCGCGAGGATCGGCCCAAGCCTACTGAGCCCACCTGCTGGATATGGCCCAAGAACTTGGAGGCATTCCTGCTCTGGTGCGATGTGCAAACCCAATGGCAGTGGGCCACTGAATACACCCCAGAGGGGCAGCCGTACCGGGTGCGCACTGGGCTCAACTATCCGGCAGTGATCGCCTTGGCGGGCCTGCGGCGTGGCCGTGGCGCGGTTGCTGCGCTGATGGATGATCTGCGCGTCATTGAGCTGGAACTGTTGACACTGCTAAGGAATTCCTGATGGCCGTCAATTTTGACGCGATTTTGAAGATCGGGGCCCAGGTTACTGGTATGGGCCAAGTGGCGCAGCTGGGTAATGAGATCAACAAGGTCGCAGAGGCCACCCGTGGAGGCTTTAAGGCCACGATCGACAGCGCATCCTGGCAGGCTGCTGCTGCCCTGGCTGCTGGCGTTGGCGTTGCGTTGGCGACCAGCACCAAGGCAGCCATCGAATTTGAGACCAGTGTTTCCAGGGTGCGCAAGGTCATGGATGGCCTGGAAACACCGGCCGCAATCAAGGAAATATCAACTGAGATCATTGGCCTGTCCAAGCAACTGCCCGTTTCCGCCAAAGGGTTTGCTGAAATTTACGCCGCTGCCGGTGCTTCAGGTATCGCCAGGAGCGAGGTCCAAGCATTTGCCAAGGACGTGGCGGGCCTCAGTGTTGCCTTTGAGATGACGGCTGATCAGGCCGGCACGTCAATAGCGAAGCTGCGCAACAGCCTCGGCATGACCCAGCCCGAAGTTATGAAGTTGGCCGATGCTATGAACTACCTCGACCAACAAACAGCGGCCAAAGCCTCCCAGCTGGTTGAGTTTGCCTTGCGTTCTGGTGCCGTTGGGCAACAAGCAGGACTGGCAGCAGAAAAAACCGTGGCATTTGGCGCGGCCATGATCTCGGCTGGCGCTGATACAGAAGTAGCCGCGACCTCGTTTAACAACATGATCAAGGCGCTGACGCGGGGCAATTCAATGACCGAACGGCAGGTGGCCGCGTTGCAGACCTTAGGCTTTGTTGGGAAAGATGCAGGCCTAAATCTAGCCAGGGCAATGCAGGAGAGCGCCGAACCTACGATTAAAGACTTTATTGCCCGCATCAAAGCAATGCCTAAAGAAATGCAGGCATCTATAATTTCTGATTTCTTTGGTGACGAGACAAGAGCTTTGCCTGCGTTAATTCAGAACGTAGATAACCTTACAAAGTCTTTAGACGCTGTTGCCGGTCCAGGTAATTACGCTGGCTCAATGGCCAAAGAGCTTGGCGTGCAAATGGGCACCACTGCGGCGCAGATGCAGCTAGCGAAAAACAACGTAGAAGCGCTGCAGATTGAAATAGGCAATTTGATAGTACCTATAATTAACCAGCTAGTACCTGGTGTTATTGCAGTAGTTCAAGCGCTTTCGGGCCTTGCCCAAGCCAATCCCCTGCTCACGCAAATAGCCATTGGCGTTGGCGCCATTGGGGCAGCAGTCGTCATTGCCCTGCCCGTTGTGGCTGGGCTTGGCATGGCCATCCAGACCATTGCCGGCTTTGGCCTGGGGGCCACCCTTGCCGGCTGGGCTGGGGCCATGCCAGCTGTAACGGCAGGTCTGGCGGGCATCGCCAGCACCATCGCCTCAGTAGCCACCGGCTTGGCTGCCCTGGTCGCCGGGTTTATCTCCGCCCCAATCCTGATCGGCGCAGCAGCCGTGGCCACGGCTGTGGTGATTTTTAACTTCCGCGACCAGATCGCCGACGCTTTCCGTGGCCTCTGGGATCTGATCGCCAACCCTGAAACCGGGTTTGTCGCAATGATCGGCGGTGGCTGGAACCTGATGATGGACGGCATCAGCAGCTATGCCGGCAACATCCTCACCAACCTGGGCGAGAACTGGACCGCTTTCATTGACACGATCATCGGCCCAGAGAATGGCCTGATTGCCCGCCTGGGGCAAACCTGGAATGCTGGCATGGATGGCATTAGGGACTATGCGCTAGGCCTGGTGGAGCCCATCACCGATGCCTGGGAGTCGATCGTTGGCACGGTGAGAGGCGTGATCAATTCGGCCTTGAGCCTGGCGGGGCGGGCAGTAAATGGCTTCATCGAGCAGATCAACCGCCTCATCCAGGCGGCTAATTCGGTGAGCGCCGCTGTGCGGGGCCCGCAGTTGGAGATGATTCAACCGGTGCAGGTGCCGCAGTTCGCCGGCGGCGGCTACACCGGAAACGGCCCACGGTCTGGCGGGCTTGATGGCCGGGGCGGATTCATGGCCATGCTGCATCCTCAAGAGCAGGTCATCGATCTGCATCGGTCGGCTCCTCGCTCTGCCACGGGCGGCGCCGCTGCCGGGGGCTCCAGAGGCGGCAGCTTTACCGCTAAGTTCAAGCTCAACCACACCGGCCCGGTCTACCGACTCCCAGACGGATCCAACGCCATAACCCTGGCCGACGCCGAGGCAATCACCGCCAGGGCGCTGGAGGACTATGAGGCCTACCGGGTCAGCATTGACGGCCGCCGTGCGATAGGGATTGCCTGATGCCCGACTACGGCCCCCACGTCTACACCCAGACCCTGAAGTGGCTGGACTCTAGCGGCAACGCCAAGGCCAGGTGGCACCGTCTCGACGGGATCAACAACGCCCCCTTCACTTCCTTTGATGCTGGCGATGGCGACGGGCTGCAGTCCTGGGAGTTCCAGGAGTTCAACTGCCCAGGCCTTGATTCGGGCCTGGTATCCGGATCGGTCACGATCACCTGCGCACATTCCCCCGCCGTCAAGTCGCTGGTGTTCCAAGCAGCTGCCAATCAATGGCTGATCGAAGTGACCCAATTTGAGGTCATTTTGGGCGGCCTCTCCAGGATCTCCAGCGGGCTATTCCAGGTCAGCGGCGGAGATGGCGATCTGACCACGGTTTCATTCTCGGCCACCAGCAAACCGCCCCCGGCCATGGCGATGATGCCGCCTAGAATTGCGACTACCGAATTGATCGGGACGCCCTGCGTGCTGTCACCAGCAAACCGCCCCCGGTGATGGCGATGATGCCGCCTAGAATTGCGACTACCGAATTGATCGGGACGCCCTGCGTGCTGTCTTTCTAATGGTTGCCCCCATAGTGCGGTCGGGAAATAGCGGGGGCGGTGGAAGGACTGGCGGGGCTTTGATTGCTGGTGACGTATCTGGGTACTCCCTTTTAAGCGTAGGCGCCAAGGCGCGGCCTTCTCGCTATGCAACGGGCGCCAATGCTGTGGCCTTGGGCGGGAGCATGGCCATTGGCAGCGGCAATGGAATATCAGGAGGGCTAGATCTGGACAAAAACCAGGAGGCGATGTTGCTGTTTGAACGAATCCCGATTGTATGGACCCGTCGCGTAGGCAATACAGGCGGGGTTCTAATTGCACCCAAGGCGACTGCCTGCAGATTTGAAACCCCAGCAGAGCTGCGCGAGGAACCTTATAGCGTTACCTTGGGCGGGCAAATTCAGTACAGAACCGTTAGCCTTGACCTTCCCAATACTGTAAAGGCTTTCTATCATCTTGTCTTAAGTGAAGGCAGTATAGGGGGTATTCAGGTGCGCGATATTTTTCATGGTCGTTGCAGGGTTGGCCAGTTCAGTCAATCACGAAACAAACGCGCAGGAAGGTGGGCGCCTGGCAATTTTCTTAAAGATGTATATAGAAACATTCTGTATTTTAGGACCACCACTTTTATTGATGGGAAAAATCAATCTGAGGCTTTATTAAATAATAATTACTTGGTTGCTAAAGCGGTTCCAGCGCCCACGATATGCGGCACGGCAGGCACTTACGAAGGCATGTCTACGCTTTCGTTTTCGGTTGTTTACATTAATGGCGACGATCCTTATGGTGTTGCAAATGAAGATCAAGGTTACTGGAAGCGCTCGGTCCATGCCTTCATCCGCAACGGTGTACAGTCCACCCGGCTAACTGATGACACCTACGGCAGCAGTAACAACCTTGCAGAGCTTTACTACTGGCTGCTGACTCATACTCGCAGGATTCCAGAGATACAAATAGACCGTGCTTCATTGACAACAACCGCTAAATTCATGGCGGCCAATGGTTTGTTCTGGGATGGCATTCTGACCGAGCCAACCAGCACCAGTGACTGGCTGAGCAAGGTGGGGCCCTACTTCCTGGTGCGTTCTAGCACCATTGGCGGGCGGTACGGCATGAGGCCATTGCTACCCGTCACCCCGTCAGGGGTAATCGACTCTGAACCGCAAAAGCCTGCGTGGGTGTTTGACAGTGAAGCGATCGTTTCTGGCAGCTATTCATATCAGCTCGCAGACCCACAGGCCCGGCAGCCATACAGGGCTGAGGTGGCATGGCGGCAACAAGGGGATGACGGGCTGTCGGGGATCACCAGAACCACAACGGTCAAATATGACGACACCCCGGACTCGGCACCAATTGAATCGCATGATATGACGCAGTTTGCCACATCTAAAGGTCATGCTGTTAAGGCTATGCGATTTGCGCAGGCAAAGCGGCGATACATTACGCATACTGCGCAGGTAATAATCAAGGCGGGATCTTGGAATGCGCGGATAGGCGAAGGTGATTTAATCGCTATTCAACTTAATCGAAAAGATGTAGACGGCGTTGACGATCCGTTGGTGGAGTGGCATTTGATTGTAAGCATGAAGCAAGGAAGGGAAGGGCAGCTATCGCTAGCCCTGGAGCATTTCCCCGTTGACTCACAGCGCCGGTCGTTGGTTGCGTTGGATGTTGCAAGTGTTTCGGTGGAGGAGGATTTATTTATTACCGGCAATAGCGGGCTGTCTTGCGATGCAGACCCTAGCAGGGCCACCGATACGTCGATCCCAGAGGAGGATGCCGACAGCCGGACTGCTGAGGAAGTCTATTTCTACAACAAAAACGGGCGGTTTCCTAACAGCGGAGAATATGCGGGCGGCGCCATGGCTGGTGAAGGTGATGCCAGCTTTGCCATTAGCAGTGCTCCTGCGGCTGGCCCCACTGGCAGCAGTGGCGGCGGGGGAGGTGCCCCCCCTGCCCCTCTGCCACCCACCGGCCCAGTTGATCCACCTGAGATCCCATCCCAACCTGACACCCCAGACGGCCCTGCGGATCCGCCACGACCACCACCGCCGCCGATAGATGAAAATCTGACCCGATGGGATCTGTTGCTGTCCTTCAAATTGAAACCAAGTTGGTCTAACAAAACTCTTGCAGAAATTGTAATCGAAAATAGAATCATTAAAGC